CTGAAACTCGTAGAGTAAAAGCAGTTTGGGCAAGAACAGGAAACATTGATTTAGATAATGACATTATAGTTCCTGAAGCCTTTACTAAGACTCTAAAAGAAAGAGGTCCAGCAGGTAAAAACTTAATATGGTCTTTAGTTGACCATTGTGCTGAAATGGAAGCCGTAATAGGTAAGCCTGAGCAATTATACATTGAGGGAGATATGCTAATCGCAATCACTCCAATAGTAGAAACTGAAACAGGAGAAGATATGATTAAGATGTACGATGCAGGTCTTATCAATCAACATTCAATTGGATTTAGTACAATAAATTCAAGCGTAGATAAAAACGGAATAAGAACAATAAGTGAACTTAAACTTTACGAAGGTAGTGCAGTATTATGGGCAGCAAACCCAGAAACTCCAACTATCTCTGTTAAGAGTGAAGTTAAGAAAGAGCAATTAGCAAATAGGCTAGAGAAACTCTTGAAAGCGTTTAAAGGTGGTCGTTTCACAGATGAGACCTTTGCGTTGATGGAGATTGAAATAAAAAGGATTCAATCAGAATTATTAGAAATTGAAATCATTAAAGAAATCACTCAGACCGAGCAATCATCTGAGCCGATAATTGAGGAAATTAAAAACAATGATGAACAAGTCCTGAAGGCAATTAAAGAATTTAATAAAATATTAAAAAAGTAAAAATGGAAAACATTATTAACGAAATGGCTGAGAACCTTAAAGGTTTTCAAGCTAACATTGAGGCTAAGTTAGAAGAAACTAAGTCTGAAATCAGAGTTGTAAGAGATGAAGCACAAAAACAATTTGATGCTCAAGCTGCTGCAACAAAAAAAGCTGCAAAGCGTGAAGTAAAACATCTTGATGAGGTTATCATTGAGAAGTTAGATGGCAAATTGGATGATATGGAAAAGCAAATGAAGTCTAACGGAAAATTCCGTATTGATTTATCAGATGTTAAAGCAATGACTTTAAGTGCAAGTTTAACAGGAGATGCTCAAGCATCTTATGCTCTTAATGCATCTATCTTACCAAGTCAAGCAATTAACTTTCGTGATTTAGTACCAACTGTAAGAAGTGAGTCAGGTCTTTATGTATTCTACAAAGAGACTGCTACTGCTAACAACATTGCTGCTCAAACTGAAGGTTCTAACAAAGGCGAGAACACATACGCATTAAGCGAAGTGAAAGTAGTTAATGACTACATCGCTGGTTTCTCTACTTTCTCTAAGCAAATGGCTAGAAGTTTACCTTTCTTAAGCACAACTTTACCAAGAATGTTGACTAGAGATTTCTACAAAGCTGAGAACGCTGCGTTTTTCTCTACTGTATCTGCTGCTGCAACTGGTTCTACTACAACTGCTGAAACTGTTGATTTAAAGCAATTAGTTGACTACATCGGTAACCAAAAGAGTGCAAACTTCGTAGCTTCTGTTGCGTTAGTTAGCCCTGCTCAATTAGGTCGCTTATTGAAAGAAACTATTACTTTAGGTTACTATGCTGGAAGTGGTAGTGTTTTAGTTAATCCTAATGGTGGCATCACAATCTGGGGAACTCCAGTAATTGCTGCATCTTGGGTAACTGATGACAAAGTACTTATTATGGATAACAACTTCTGCGAAAGAATTGAGGTTGAAGGAATGGCTATTGAGTTCTCTTATGAGAATGCTAGTAACTTCCAACAAAATATGGTTACTGCTCGTATTGAGTGTTATGAAGATATTAACTTAATGCAACCTACATCTGCAATTTTTGCTGACTTAGGAAATGTATAGTTCTAATCTTACATAGATATAAAGACCCCTTACTAATAAGTAGGGGGTTTTTTATTATAAATAATGTAAATTTGTAAAAAAGATGTATGGCATATTCTAATTTTATTATAGATTTTACTTTAACCGATATAGGTACTGTCGTTGAACCTGTAACATTAGCAGAGGCTAAATTGTATTGCAGAGTAACTACTTCCGTTGATGATAACCAAATCACATTAATGATTAAACAAGCAAGAGAAGCCATTGAAGTAGGCACAGGCTTGAGTTTAATACCTAAGACTGCCGTTGTTTGGTTTACTAATTTTAATGGTGGTTTTAACCTTCCTTATGGACCAGTGAATAGTTTTACTTCATTAATAGATGAAAATAACGATGCAATAGTAGCTGCCGATTATACTTTAGTAGGGGGTAAGTTCCCACAATTACAAAGACCACCTTTTAAAAACTTAAAGGCTACTTATGTTGTAGGATATGCAACTGTCCCTAATGACTTAAAGATTGCTATTTTAGACCAAGTATCTTACGATTACGAGAATAGAGGATTAGATTCAAATACAGGTATTTGTGAAAAGTCTTGGAAAGCCTGTCAACGCTGGACAAGAATAAGCCCAATATTATGAGATTAGGAAGCAAGAAATCAAACTATGTGGATGCCAATACAATGTACTCTGAAATAGGCTTGTATGTGCCTACAAGGACTGCTGATGGGCAAGGTGGGTACACGACAACCTTTGCCTTACAAGGAGTTGTATTTGGCGATTTTAGACCTATGGATGAAAATAGAGCCTTACTAGAAGCAGAGTTAAGTTTTACTCGTATGGCTAAGTTATATATCAGGTACGATGTAACAATCAATAATAACTACCAAATAGAGGCTGAAGGAGAAATGTACACGATTCATTCTATTAAGGATGTAGAGAATCAGTTTAGATTTTACGAAATAATAATGTACGCATAATGGCAGGGATATTTTTTAATGTTACTGAGTTTGATGAGGCAATAATTAAGTTAGAAAGCCTAACTCAAAAAGTTAAAAATCAAATTATTGATGAAACAAATGCATCTGCATTAAAGATTCAATCAGAGGCAAAAAAGAATGCTCCTGCTAACTTTGGAACATTAAGAGGTTCAATACATTTAAAAGAAGAAGGGGGAATAGATAAGAAGGTTTACATAGTTGGTTCGGATTTATCCTATGCACCTTATGTAGAGTTTGGCACAGGTGGAAAGGTTAATACTCAAGGATATAATGAATTTGCTAATACCTTTAGAGGTAAGACTGGTGGCACATTTCAAGATATGCTAAAAGCATTGGTATTGTGGGTAAAGAGAAAAGGTATTACAGGAACTTATAGTATTAAAACACAAAGAAGAACTGGTAGCAGAAAGGTACAAAGTAAAGAAAATGATTCAGCAGCCTATGCAATAGCATTAAGTATTTTAAGGAAAGGTTTAAGACCTCAACCTTATTTAATACCTGCTTATGAGACTGAAGTTTCATTATTAAAAGATAGAATTAAAAACATAGTAAATGCTCAATCCTAATATAGAAATAAAGAAGTGGTTTTATACCGAATTAGTTAGTGCTACTAGCTTAGGTGTTTACGATGGTTTTGCTCCAGATGGAGTAGGCAATGAATACATTATTTTAGATGGCAGAAGTTCAAGCCAAGAACAAGGCAAAGCAGGTTACACAAATGGTATTACAATCATAGTTGACATTGTTACAAAAAATGCTAACTTTGGCTATAAACGAGCTGAAGAAATAAGCAATTTAGTGTTGGCTGACATAAATTCGGATACAACAATAACTTTAAGCAACGGATTTACTTCCTCTGCTTTAAGTGTTCAAAGTGTTAGAAATTTAGATGGCTTAAACCCTATTGATAATGTCTTTAGAACGATTATAACATATAATATAATAATAACTCAAAATTAAATAAAATGGCAGAAACAAAAGTATCAGCAAGAGACTATATCCTTTTAGCTGACATAGACAATGACGGAACATTTAAACCTGTTGCGTGTCTTACAACTAACTCAATGACTTCAGTAGTAAACACTATTGATGCAACTTCAAAATGTGGAGACCAATATCAAGCTGGTCCTTCATTTACTCAATCATTCAAAGGTGATGGTTTTGCAATTGATGAAACAGGAACTCCAAGTAAGGATTCTTACCAACAATTGTACACTGCTCACGCTGCAAGAACATCTTTTAATATGAAGATGGGTAAAGCAACTCCAACTTCTGGAGATATTGTGTATTCAGGTCAAGTATTTATTTCAAACTTTGATGTAAACGCTGCTGATAAAGATGATGTTAAATTTTCTGCGACTTTCGTAGTAACTGTACCACCATTGACACAAACTGAAACTGCATAAAAAATAACCTATGTTTGAATTAAGACTGAACAACAAAACTATACTCCTTAACTGGGGTACTTTGGCGATGCGTTTATTTACCACTAAAAACAACACAGATATTAGTGGATATTTTGACCTTATGGCAAAGGCTGGAACGGATATAAATACTTTGGTTTCTTTAGTACTTTGTGGATATGAATCTGCTTGTATTAAGAATAACCAACCAATAGAATACAATGAAAATGATGTATGCGATTGGATAGATGAAATTGGAGGAGTATTTAAAACTGAAGGTCAGCTAGTTAACTTCATTAAATTTATAGTTGATAAAACAATTTTAAATGTATCTAATGAAGTAAAAGAAGAAAAAAAAAAGCCTAGTAAAGCTAAGTTGGGATGATGTCTTAGTCAAGGCTGCTGAATGTGGGGTAAAACCCAATGAGTTTTGGGATATTACTTGGAAAGACTTTTCAATTATCGTATTAGGTAATGAAAGGAAAGAATTAAATCAATGGGCAAGGACTAGAAACCTTGCCTATATTATATACCTAAGTAATAGTGCAGAAAAATCTCCTAAGTCATTAAAAGCATTTTGGCATATACCAGCGATTGATGATTTAGAAGTAGATGAAGAAAAGATAATGTTAACCGATGACCAACTAGCAAGGACATTAAAATTGTACGGAGTAAATTAAAATAAGATGGCAGAGAATATTGGTTTTAATGTAAAAGTTGGAATGGATGTTGCAGAGATACAATCTGAACTGCAAAAAGCTGAAAACCAACTTAGACAATTTCAAGGACAATTAAAAAAGTCTACCAATACTATTGAGATTAATATGCTCAATAGAGAAATTGCTGCTTTAAATCCTCAAATTGATGCATACAGAGCTGCTTTACAAAAAGTAGGTAAACCAGCAGGGGATGCTACTCAATCTCTTATAAACTTCTCAAGAATTGCTCAGGATGCTCCATTTGGTATGATGGGTATCGCGAATAACTTAAACCCTATGGTTGAGTCGTTCCAAAGATTATCTGCTACTGAAGGTGGTACTAAGAAAGCGTTATCTGCAATGGCACAAGGTTTAATGGGACCAGCAGGTATAGGTGTTGCTATTGGTTTATTATCTGCATTACTTTCTACTTATAGCAAAGAAATAGGTAATTTCTTTAAAGGTGCATCTGGACAATTAGATGACTTTATTAAAAAATTAAATGAACTTAACGAAGAATTATATAAAATAGCAGCTAAATCTGAAGCAAGGCAAATTAAAGGAGAAGTATTAATAGGTATAATTGGTTCTAAAGCTGATTTAGAACAAAGACAAACTGCATTAGCAGAATTAAAGAAATTATATTCAGATAGTGATGCTATTAAGAAATTAACACTTGATTCTGATAATAAGGCAATGATTGCTGCATTAAATAATGCATCTATACAATATCAAGTAATTGAAAAGGAAAAAAATAATAATACAAAATTAGAAGAAGCATTATTAGAAAAAAGAAAACTTACAGCAAAAAGAAATGCAGAAGTAAATGCTATTACTTCTGATATAATGTTACAAGGTAAGGAGGGTAGAATAGTATCAAAAGCAGAACAAGAAGTTGATATTAATAAAAAATATGCTAAAGATTTTGAGACTGTTGAAGAAAAAATAACAAAATTTAGAGCTGGCGTAGTATCATTAAATACAGAATTATCAAAATATGAAAAGGTTGATAATAAAGAAAATAAGATTAGTGAACTTGATAAGGCATTAAAAGAATTTAACAAAGAAATTTTAGAAGGGGAGAATAAATTAAAAAGAAATAAATTATTTGCAGCTTCAGGAGAAAATTCTTTTGCTTTAAATCAATTAAATGCAATACAAAAAGCTATTAATACAATAGCAGGTATATCTGGTCCAGCAGCAGATGCAGCAATACAAAAATTATTGCAACAAGAAAATGCCATTTATGAAAAGTATTATAGTGGCAAACCAAGAATAGGTATGGGTGAATTAGATTCATCAATTATACCTACAAGCACTTCTTATCGTACTACTGATAAATATACAGGAGCAGGTGAAAAAGCATTAGACCCAACAAGAACTGCAAGAGCAATAGCAATGCTTAATTTAGAAGCTAATCGTATTTTTGTTGAGGGAGAAAATGACAAGGCAAAAGAAATTAGAAAGTTATTAAAAATGCAAGAACAAGACTATGTAAATTTTGCTAATACAGTTTCAAATATTGCAACTAATTCAATTATGGGTTTATGGGATGCAATGGAAAGAGGTGAGAATATAAGTAATGCAATAGGTGAAATGTTCCAAAATTTAACTAAACAAATTGCAGAAGCAGTTATTCAAGCTGCAATATTTGCTGGAATTTTATCTTTAATAAGTGGTGGAGCAGCTAATGGTGGAGTATCATTTATGGGGGCATTTAAAGGTCTATTAGGTTTAGCAAGTGGAGGTGTAGCAACTGGTCCAACATTAGCAATGATTGGAGAGGGAAGTGAAAGTGAAGCAGTTTTGCCATTAAGCAAACTTGGTAATATAATGCAAGGTTCTTTTAACGCAGGTTCAATGAGTGATAGTTCTGCTATTAGTGGTGGTCAATTTGTATTAAGAGGGCAAGATTTATTACTTGCAGTAAATAGAAGTCAAAAGGCATCAAGTATTAAAGGACAAACAATCAGTTTAGCATAATGGCTTACGGATTAAGATATACAATAACTCAAATTTTAAGGAATGGTAATAACCAAGTACTTGAGATATATGAGAGAGATTATGTTGCTGGAATAGTTAAAACCTATCAGCCAGTATCAATAATAGTACAACCTAACTCAAACGAGGAATACCCATACCCTACAATAATATCTACTCAGGTTAATTTTTCTATATTATTAGAAACGCAAGATGATTACGACCAATTTCCTAATGTACTTACACAAGATGATAGGAAGTATTATGTAGTATTAAAAGAAAGTACAAGTGTAATGTGGAGAGGTTTTTTGTTTAATGATTATACTCAAATGGGTTTTTCAACGGGCATAACTCAAGCAGACTTTACTTGTATTGATGCTATTTCTTTCATTCAAACTATTGAATATGTAAGAGATGATAGTATTAATCAATTAGACACTCAATTAAATGTAATTAGTGATGGCTTAAAGTTATTAGGCTATCCAGATGTACTTAATTTAGTTGTTGCTTGTTCTTACTTTGCAGATGGTATGGTTGATAGGCAAGATGGAGTAAGTAACGAGCCATTTAGTCAAATCTATCAATATAGAAGGGATTTTATGGGTGAGTCTTATTATGAAATTATTGGTAAAATAATGACCTCATTTAATTGTAGAATGTATCAGGCTAATGGAGATTGGTGGATATGCTCTATGAATGAAATGGCTGCTACTACAAATTATTTTACTAAATATAATATTTTAGCTACTCCTACAATAACAAGTAGTGGTGTTCTAAGTAATACAGTTAACATAGTTCCTTATGCAGATGGTAATGTGCATTTTATAAATAATAGTCAAGTAAAACTATTAAAGAAAGGATTTTATAATATACAAGGAAGAGGTGCTTATGAATCAGCTTTAAACTATTGCGACAACGCAGATTTAAAGTTATATACTGGATTTAGTGCCATTGGATTTATACCTTCTTTTAGTGGAACAGGTACAGTTCAAATAATTGCCGATGCTAATTCACAATTTAATCAATACTTTATAACTAGAGGTTCTAGTGGAGATGCTTCAATATCTACTGGTAATACTGCATTGCCTTATTTTTACTTGCCATATATAGGAGAAGTACCTTTTAAATTAAGTTTTGAGCATAAAACATTTGCAAGTGCTAAACTGCAAATAAAATTAATTACGGCAGGTGGAACAAAATATTTAGATACAAATGGTATATGGGGAGGTACAGTATCAAATATAGCAATACCTGATTCTAGTATTGAGTTTGGAACATTTACTAAAGATATTCCACCTTACTTAGAATTTGGTGTTCCTATATATGGATATTTACAATTTAGTATAATAGTAAATGTAAGTGGAGAAAGTGGGTATTATAAAAACTTTGTAATTGAAAGAGCAACAAGTCAAGTTAAATATATAGAAGCTAATTATAATCCTAATAATGCAGACCAATCTACTTTAAAAGTATTTGAGCAACCTTATGGGAATAATTATCCATCTGTAACTTCTCCTGCTCTTGGCTATTCATCAAATAAAGGGGTTTTATGTGCTTCGGATGGTACATTCTTAAAGAATTGGTATTCATCTTGTCCTAGTGGCACTCCTTTAGGAGCAGTAGATTTAGTTGTATTTATGACTTATCAAAATATAAGAAACCTAAATAAGAATGTAGCAACAGTAGAGTGTGATTTAGGAGAACATACTAGCAGTGGTGCATTTGTCTATTTAGATAAGGTATTTACTACAACTGATACAGTTACAGGTAATTTATCTTATACAGGTAAGAAATTCATTTTAAATAGGGTAAGTCAAAATTCTTATGTAAACGAATTGAACTCGGTTCAGTTGATTGAGGTAAGTGTAGCTGAAATAAATGCATTTATCATTCCAAATTACATAACAGATGTAGGTCAACTAGGACCATTCTGGATAGGACAATTTAATATTAATATAGTTTAACTTTGCAATATGGCAGATAAAGTACAAGG